CCTTTTCGACAATACCATCCATCATGGCATAGGCAGGTTCGTTCTTCGCACGAAGATCCAAACCGTTGTGCCATGATAGTTTACCTGTATATGGGCATGAAAACGAAATGTACAATGAGGGTGTGAGCCTGAAAACGATGAAAAGCGTGTAAATGAGGGAGTTAGAGGTGGTTCGGGAGGTGAAGACGAAGAAAACGAAATGTGCAAAAGGTTGAAGTGGGTTGAATTTGGGTTGAATTTCGTTTACTGGAGTGTTTAATTCTGGGCGAAGATTGAACGGTGAGAGGTTGAAGTAGGTTGAACTGGGAGACTGAAAAGGTGGGACTGGGAGGCTGAAAAGGTCGAAACATAAAGCTGGCGAGGGTGGCTGTGGTGGCTGCTCTCGCCTTTTTTGTGCCTGTGAGGGCGTGAGAGGGGCGAGGTGGGCAGTTGGAGGGATGAGAGGGAGAAAGGGCGCGAGAGAAGCGGAAAATGGGGTATTTGAGGTAGGGAGGGCGGCGAAGATGGGGTAAACGTGGCGTGTAGGGTGTGTTTGGGGTGCTTTTAGGGAGGTTTTGGGCTGTGTGTGGCCGTCCATGGAGCGCATGGTTGGGATGCAGCCAGAGGCGGCAGCTGCATGGAGGCGGTGAATGGTGTTTAACGAGCGGCTAAACGGTGTTTAATCGGTGGCTAAATGACAGCCAGAAAGGAGGCAGATAGGTGCAGGGCGGCTATGGCTGAACCCTGCACCTTTTGTTTGTTTTTCGGTGTTGGGGTGTTGGTTGGGGTGTCAGTTGGGGTGTCTATTTCCTTGCGAATAATACCCCTAACTATCCAAATGACGCATGAAAAAGCGGCTTTTTGCGGAGAAAACACCCCTTTAATTACCATTAAACGTAGAGGGCGGAAAGTAGCGAAAAGCCTTTATATATAAGGGTTTTGGGGCGTTTAACGGGTGTTTAACGGGGAGTGAAGCCCCGTTTTTTTATTTGAGCGGCTTTTTGCCGCACTTCGTTGGCACTATTCGGCACGGATTAAGCCTATGACAAGGGCTATCTGATAAATGCCCCGTCGGGGTATCTCGAAAGGTTTGTATTTGTCGTTCTCGGACACGAGGGTGATGCTTTCGGGCGTTGTGCCCTGCTCGACCTTTTTAATGAGTGCGCCCTGGTCGGTGTTAATGACATAGACCTTGCCCCACTGGAAGAAAATGTCGGTGAGCGAAAGCATTTTGCACGCCACCATATCGCCAGAAAAGTAGTGGGGCATCATGGAGTCGCCGCGCACATGTATAAGGAAGTCGGCATTTTTGAAAGCAGGGACGACGTAGCGGTCACATTCCTGCAAAAGCACTGTTTGCTCTCCCGTGAAGCATCCAGCCATTGCTTCCACTGGTATGAGCGGTATGCCTGTGCCGTCTTTACTTGGTTCTATCAATGCACCTTTTCGCTTTTTCATACTGCCCTCACCAGTTATTAGCCAATCTATATCGTATATTTCAGAATATTCTGAAAGTAGAAAACGACGGAAGAAGTCACAACTTGGCGAAGATTTTCCGTTTAATATATCGTATATAGTTTGCGAACGTGGGTATTCGAGCTTAGCAGCAAAAGAATTAGCCGTTAAACCTGCATTTTCAAGCATTTCTGCTAATCTTGCAGAAATTTCTGTATTTTTTCCTTGTTTCATATTGTTTGTTTCAGAAAATTCTGTATCTTTGCACCGTGTTAGTAATAACACAGCGGCCAAAGGTAGTGAAAAAGGCCGAAAATCACGAATAATCACCATTAAAAGTTAATAAAGGTATGCAACAAAAGGAGTTTGAAGCCCTGACGGGCAAGACGGTGACGGCAGAGGAATATGCCGACATTGAGAGGGTTTACATGGCCATTGACGGCATGGACAAACAGGAGTTTTGTGCCGCGTGGAACGAGCAGAAGTTCGGTTACATTGTGGATGAGCTTGTGAAGCAGGTGGAAGATTTGCGCAAGTGGCGTGACCACTGGAAGGAACAGATGGACGAGGCGGAGGAGAAAGCGCAGGACGCAGCTTATGTGTTGCTGAACGGTGCTAACGAGCACGACGACGAGGACATGAAAGAGGCAGCCATCAAGCTGGTGGGAATAGACACCGTCGTGCGCATGGACATAGAAAACGGCTTTGCTCTCAACGAAAGAGAGCGCGGCTACATATTAGAAAACTTATGATAACGACTAAAACACACAGAGACATGGAAACGACAAGAAAGCAGATAGAAGTAACCAAGGAAGTGCGCAAGGAGATAAAGGCGGCTTTCAAGTGTTCGGACATGGCCATTTGGCGTGCATTGAGCTTTACGCTCGACACGCCGCTGAGCCTGCGCATCAGGAAGTTTGCGAAGCAGAAGGGCGGCGTGCTGCTGTTGCTCACGCCAGCGATGGAGACCATCCACGACAGGGACGGCTTTATGCGCCAGTACTTTGAGAACGGCGCGATGGTGGAAGCCGACAAGAATACGGGCACGGTGCAGGTGTTTGACAAGGACGGCGCGGTGCGCCACGAGGTGAAGCACTGCCTGGTGGAACAATTAAGCGACATTCAGGCGATTGCCGCACAACTATAAGGAGGGCACTCTATGGAATATTACGGTAATACGCTATGTATAAGCCACACGGAGCTTGTCGGTGGTATAATGACCGCTGACACTGTGAAGAATTTGCGCAGACGTTCGCAAATTACGCAGGTACGCCGTGGCTGCAATGGAACTCCTGCGCTGTTTGCCGTGGATAGCCTGCCCCTGAAATACCGCACTGAGGTATACAGGCGTTACCCCGACCTGCAAGAAAAGGCGGAGAGCAAGCCGTTTGTAGAAGCGATAGAGCCAGACGGCGAGGCGATGCAGTATTATGCCGACTATGTGCTGGCCGACGGCAGGCATCTGAGCAACGAGAAGCAGGCGGAGTATGCGAACAACTGCGCCATCATGAACGCCTTCGGGCAGTGCATAGACAGGGCAAACTCGCACCGCATCCGCCAGAGCAAACCGAAGATAAAGCTCGGCGAGTTTTGGAAGAAAGCGGCAGCCGCCCTGCCGCGCATATCGGACGCATGGCCGAACTCGTTGCCCCAGAACGCGCGACGGCTGCACATGAAATATAACGAGTATCGGAAAGAGGGCGCGGTGGTGTTCATCTCGAAGAAGTTCCAGAACACGAACGCCGCCAAAGTGGCCGACGCCCAGCAGGAGGCCGTGCTGACGCAGCTGATAGCCCACCACAACAACCTTGACAACGTGATGATAGCCGAACACTACAACAAGGTGGCAGAACTGCAAGGCTGGGAGCAGATAACGGCATCGACGGTGGGTGTGTGGAAAGAACGGCTCGACCTCGTGACGGCAGCAGGACGCAGGGGCGCAACGAATTTCAGAAACGAAAGGAGTATGCAGGTGAAGCGTCGGAGACCCAGCGCGGCCTTCCTGATGTGGACGCTGGACGGCTGGGACTGCGAGCTGCTCTACCAGACGGTAAAGGAAGACGGCAAATGCCACCACGTTACGACGTACTCAAACAGGCTGTGCTTAGAAGTGGTGCTCGACCCCTGCTGCGACTACCCGATAGGCTACGCGATAGGCACGCACGAGACCCCCGAACTGATAACAGAAGCCCTGCGCAACGCGGCACAGCACAGCGCGGAGCTGGCAGGGCAGATGCTGAGGGCGAACCAGCTGCAATGCGACCACTACGGCATCAAGGCCATGACACCCCTGTACTTAGCCATGAGCGACAAGCTGACCCCAGCGCGAGTGAAGAACGCCAAGGCCAAGGTGGTAGAGCCTTACTTCGGCTACCTGAACAAAACGTACTGCAAGCGTTGCAACAACTGGAGCGGCTACGGCGTGACGACCGACCCGAAGAAGCAGCCGAACTCGGAAGCCCTGAACATGCTGCGGCACACGTTTCCCGACGAGGCAGGGGTGAGGGCACAGATACACGCCATGATGGCGGCAGAGCGGCAGAAGAAGCACGCGCAGATGATGCAGCTGCTGGGCAAGCTACCCACAGAAAGGCGGCTACCGCTGACGAAGGAGAACTACCTGCTGTACTTCGGCAACACGACGGGACAGACGAACGCCATTTGCGGCGGCGGCCTTCGCCCCACGCTGCTGGGCGTGAAACGCGAATACGACACGTTCGACCTGACGTTCAGGCAACACGCAGGCGAGCGTTGGACAGTGCTCTACGACCCCAACGACACCAGCGAGGTGCTGGCCGTGAACCAAGACGGCACGCTGCGCTACATGCTCACCGAGAAGTATGTGCAGCCCATGGCACTTGCCGACCGCACGGATGGCGACGCGAGAGAGCTGCAAAGAGTGCATGACTTCAACGACCGACTGGAGGCGCACGTGACCAACAAGCTGGCGGAAGCCTACGAGCTGACGGAAGAGCTGATAAAAGACAACCCACGTGTGGGCAACGTGCTGAACCGTTTCTGCCTATGCGACAGCAGAGGGCAGCACAAACTGCCAAGGGAGCAGAAACGGCTCGGCATAGAAGACGGCAAGGCGGTGGAAGTGGCAACAGCCACACCGAAGAAGCAGGACAGCGAACTGATAGAAGACTACTCCATTTTTTAACACTGAATAAACAACAACTAAAAAGCATACGACATGACAAAAGACGAAAAGGTGAAGATAGCAGAACGCCTGAAAAGTTTCTGCGCACAGAAAGGCAGCCAGAACAAGGCCGCCAAGAGCATGGGCATAAGCTCGGCGACGCTGAGCAAGGTATTAAACGGAGACTGGGACACGATAAGCGACGACATGTGGAGGAGCATCGCCGCCCAGACGGGACACGACGGCACGGCATGGGTGACGGTAGCGACGAGAGGCTTTGAGCGCATGGGCTTCATACTGGAGAGCGCGAAACAGGAGAGCCTCGCCATCGCCGTGACGGGCGAGGCAGGGAGCGGCAAGACCGAAGCCATCAGGCAGTACACGGCGCAGCACGGCGCGACCTACCACCTGTGCTGCTCGGAGTACTGGAACAGGCGCACGTTCATCGGCAAGCTACTCAGAGCGTTGGGCAAGGACATGGCAGGGACGGTGAGCGAGCAGATGGACGCGATAGTTGAAGAGCTGCAAGCCGTGGAGAAGCCGCTTGTGGTGCTGGACGAGGCCGACAAGCTGAGCGACCAAGTGCTCTACTTCTTCATATCGCTGTACAACCAGCTGGAGGGACAGTGCGGACTGGTGCTGTGCGCCACGGACTACTTGGAAAAGCGCATAACACGTGGCGTAAGGTTCAACCGACGTGGCTACCAAGAGATATACAGCCGCATAGGCAGAAAGTTCGTAAAACTGCAAGTGGTGAACGACGAGGACATAGCGGCGGTGTGCAGAGCCAACGGCGTGACGAGCGCGGCCGACATAGGCGCGATAATCAAGGACGCGGAGAACGACCTCAGGAGAGTGAAACGCGCGTGCTGGACAGTGCAGAAAGGAGGCAGGGTATGAGCGGCGAGGCGATAGGCTGGGACAAGCCGCAGCGCGTGACGATAGGCGTGCCGTCGCGGATAGTGTCGGGCATCATGGACGAGTGGCTATACAGAGCCGCTCCCGTGGCCATGACCGTGAGACGAGCCAAGACAAAGGGCATGATCCTGCTGATAATGGAGCTGAGCGCGGAAAACGCACGCGGCACGATATTCGCGAGCTGGTGCATCCAGCAAGCGCAGGGCGCGGCGAAAGTGGACATAAAACCGTTATGAGAACATGGCAAGGGCGATAAGCAACAAGAACGTATTACAGGCAAAATTTGACGTGGCCGACTTCGACGGCGCATTTCTCGCCAGTTTCGGGAGGCCAGAGCTACGCGGCGAATGGCTGATATACGGCGGCAGCGGCTGCGGCAAGACCACGTTTGTGATGCAGCTGTGCAAGTATCTGACGCGCTTTCGCCGTGTGGCCTACAACTCGCTGGAGCAAGGTCTTTCACTCTCGCTGCAAAAGGCATGGGAGCGCGTAGGCATGGAAGAAGTTGGCACGCGCATCATCCTGCTTGACAAGGAAAGTCTGAAAGACCTGACAGCGCGGCTGAAGAAGAAGCAAAGCCCCGACATCATCGTGATAGACTCGGTACACTACTGGATAGGCTTCAAGATGAGTGACTACATGAAGCTACGTCAGCAGTTTCCCGACAAGCTGTTTATCTTCATAGCGCACGAGCGCAAGGGCGAGCCAAAAGGCAGCTTGGCGCAGAACCTGCGCTACGACGCAGACATCAAAATAAGAGTGGAGGGGTACAAGGCATTCACCACGACACGCTACGAGGTGGCGGAGAAAAAGGAGGGCGGCGCAGACTTCATCATTTGGGACAAAGGCGCGGCAGAATACTGGGCAAACATAACAAACAAGTAAACGAGTATGAAAGAGAACAAGACAATGGACGAGATACACAGAGGGTTGCTGAAAAAATACCACACCCTCTGCACGGTGCTCGGTCTGAGCGCGGAGGAAAAGGCCGCCATTGCTGAGAGCTACGGCGTGGAGAGCAGCAGGGACATAGACACCCACGACCTCGTGAACATCTGCGCGAAGCTCTCGGAGCAGGCCAACCAGAAGACGGGCACGGGCGACATGGACAAACTGCGCAAGCGCGTCATGGCCTCGATTGGCCAGTACCTGAGAAAGAGCGGGCGCAAGAGCAACGCCAGCGTGATAAAGGCGATAGCGTGCAGGGCTACGGCTCACGACGACTTCAACAAGATACCCCGCGAGAGGCTGCGCAACCTCATAGCCCTGTTTAACAACAAGGTGAAAGACAGTGAGGCGGTGGACAAACTGACGGCAGCCGAGGACGTGCTCTCAAGCATGGGTGCCGCCTACGGCTTCATGTTGCAGAACAGCGGGCAGGCATAAGAAAGGAACCAACTTAAAAAAGTTTATAGCTATGTGGTTAAATGAAAGTAACAGAATGAAGCATTTCGCGTATGCGATACCGTGCGGCTTTGTAGGCACGGAGCTGTTTGTGCTGGGCTTGGCGGTCGGCATGGAGTTCAAGGACAAAATGTACGGCGGAGCTTTCGACTGGCTCGACATCGCCGCCACGCTATTGGGCGGCATCGTGGGACAGCTGCTGCAAGTGGCGTTAATCATGGTTTTGTATAACATCTAAAACAGGCAACGTAATGAAAAAGTATTTTAAAGGGTTAGGCATCGCGCTGGTTATCGCGCCGTTTGCCATAGTGGGCATTTTCGTCATGGCTACGGGCATGATATGTAAGGCGGCGGGTTATGCGCTGTTTGGCGACTTACAGCACGCCACAGACGAAATAAAGCAAGTAAAGCTGCTATAAGCAAGGAACTGGAGAAAGCACAGCACGCCATACGTGAGCTGACGGTGGACATGAGCGGCGCGGAATACGAGGAGTTTATGCGCCAGCTGGCAGAATGGGCGGAATACCAGTCGGAAGTAGTGAACTGGTCGGAGAACGAAGAATAAACAGTATTAAATAACCATTTAAACAGTATTAAAACAATGGAAACAAAGAACAAAGTACAGGTCGAAATGACCAAGGAACAGGCCGAAGCGTTTGCAGCGTTTCAGGCACAGCAGAAGAAAGAGGCAGAGGCGAAGCAGCGCAAGGAAGACCGCGAGACCTACGCCAAGATCGTGGACGAAGAAATCGCGGCAGCCATACCAGAGCTGCGCGACCTGAGCGACCGCATCAAGGCAGTAAAAGCCAAGGTTTACGGCAGCTTTGCGCAGGTGCTCGACATGAAAGCCAACGTGCTGCGCCTCACCAAGGACACACAGCGCACGCACACCTTCACCCACTCGAACGGCAAAATGCGCCTGACGCTGGGCTGCAACTGTATAGACGGCTACCGCGACACGGTGGAGGACGGCATCGCCATGGTGAAAGACTACATACAGAGCCTCGCCACCGACGAGAAGACACAGACCCTCGTAAAGGCCATTATGCGACTGCTGAGCCGCGACGGCATGGGCAACCTAAAGGCGAGCCGCGTGTTGCAGCTCAGAAAGATGGCCGACGAGAGCAAGGACGACAAGTTCAAAGAGGGTGTGCAGATAATCGAGGAGGCGTACCAGCCTACCATGACCCGCCAATTTATCCGCGCTGAGTGGAAAGACGAGAAGGGACAGTGGCACATCATACCGCTGAGCGTGACAGACGCGGACACGAACGAAGAAAAGGCGGAGGAAGAAGCAAAAAAAGATTAAGCGTGCCGCCTGTGCATTTCCCCGAAAAGAATACCACAAGACAACACGCCCCGAATTTTGTTAATAAAGCGGTTGCAAAAATAACAAAATTTTTCGGGAAATGTGCAGAAATCACCATAAATCCACCATTGAGCGCATAAAAAAAGTGCGTGCGATAGTAAATCGCTATTATGAGAGTGGCAATAATAGCAGATGTTACAAGGCAGTGTGGCGGCGATATGTGAACCCGCTCTATCCTATGAGCTACCGAACGTTCCTTAGCTATCTGGACATTCCTACACCACCACCCGACAACCCCACACCACTGGAAAAGTCGCTTTTTGACTTTTGGGACAATATGCCAGTTTATCAATAACGAAAAATTAAGGCTGCATCGAAATGGTGCAGCCTTTTTTTTGTCTTCATCAGACGCGGTCGATAATTTCCATGTCGGTGAGCGGCACGGCTCTGCATGGTCGCTTAGCTGTGGCATCCACGGCGTGGGTCTGCCACCGCTCTATATTTTCCATGAGCTCGCCGTGGTTGTGGTTTGTCGCGCTGGCGGTGAGCATGAAGCTACCGAATCCGTCGCCGCTCAGTCCCTGCATGGCAGCGTTCACGCGGTCGATAAGGTCGAAATACTGGAGTGCTGTGTCTATGCGCTTGTCGGTCGCGCCAGCGGTGTAAGCCTGCCAGCGCGTGACGATATGGAGGCGCACGGGGATGTCTCTATGCCAGTTGCTGAGCTGGTGGACATCGTACTGCTCGAACTCAATGAAGACGGCGGGCAAAGGCCACGGCACGGAGGTGGCCACCTCGACGACGTGCTCGTTCCAAAGGTCGATAAACCTAACATCTGGGCACCGCTCGGCGATACGCTGGGCGATAGCCTTAAAAATCTGCTTTCTCATTTTTTCTTAATTCTACTGCTTATAAAGTTGGACATACTGAGGTTAAACGCTTGGAGGTTGTCGTCGATCACGTTCTTAATGAGCTGCTGCGTCTCTTTGCCGTCGCCAATGAACTGACGCTGCGGCATATTGAACCGCCGCTGGTGGGACTTGACCTGATAGCGTTTTCCTTTTTTGCTTGTGCGATAATGCGCCTTAACGGTGAGCGTACCCTTTCCGCCCTCGTTGTGAATGGTGGTGTAAGGCAGTGAGGAAGAAAAGCGCACGCCGTGGCCTACGACCTCGCTTTTGATGCTTCGCCTCATCGCGCCCGTGACCACCAGCAGGGAGCCGAGTGCTTTCTTATCCTTTCGGGGCTTCCACGCATCCGTAAAGAACGCTTTGCGCTGGAAGTTCTTGTCGAACTCATCGGCAAGCTCTACGCGCATATCCTTTAAAATGTCGCTTTCGAGCTTCTGCCCGTCGATAATATCAGCCATTTTGCTAAATTATTGTTAATAAATATACTACTTTAGAGGAAATCGACGTATCTTTGTGGCATGGCAAACAAAAACGTAAACATACCTACTGAAGTAACCCGTTATCAAAATGAATATGGGTTCAATACTTCCGAACTGGTCGCTTCAAACGCTCAGGGCGATTTTTATGCCCTTTCGCAAGTTGATAGCGACGGTTTTGTTGTGCCTACTGGTTTGCCTGTTTTTGTCATTATGAAGAATGGTCGCGCTCAAATTGTAACCGATTTGCAAGCCCTTAAACTTTCACAGACGTTATTTGCTGATAAATAAATTTTTGAGCTTAGGACTTATCAGTTTATCATCTATTCTTATGCACCCCACCATATTAGGCTTCATGCTGTCAAGATAGTATTTTACGTCGTCTTTTCCACTCTAAGGGTCGAAATAACGTATTTTCCCGCCTTTGACCTCAGCACAGAACACATGAGCACTGCCACCTTTCCAAGCGCAATAAATTTCATATACGCCGTCGTGGCTGCATTTTTCGGCAAAATATTCATCCAAACGCTTTCTTGTCATGGTCTTATATCCTTTTTTGTTCTTCCAGCTAAATGTATAGTCGTAGTCAGGTTTGGAACCGTCCAAGTTTGTGAAGCGTTCCGTCCAATTTATACCCTGTTTCTTCATTTCGTCGAAAGCACTGCCCTTTATATTAGGCTTTGCTTCTACATCGAAGCCCAAACGGCGTAACCAGTGTGTAACTGTGCAGGTCTGACAGTTTACATGATAGCCGCCGCCCTTTGAGTAGTTCGGGTTTTCTTTTCCTTTGTTTGCTTTTTCGTAGTCCATGGCTTTACCCTTTGAAATCCCGAAAGCCTTTTCTATGTCGAGGTTGTGCTCTGCAACCGCTTTCTTTTCGTCTGCTGTAAGCGTGTCGGGCAGTTCTTTAATCATTTCAGCAATACGCTTGTTTTTCTTTTGTTCCGCCGTGAGCTGCTTAATGACTTTCTTTGCCGCCGCTGGTGCCTTGTAATATGGGTGCTTAGGCGGAAACAGCTGCATTTCGGTGCCCGCGTTGTAGCGGAACATACGCTGCTTTAGCGTGTCGGTGGCCTCGTCGCCCAACTTCATGGCCTCTTTCGGGTCGCTCGGCTGGTACTTGGCGCGTCGCACCTGCACCGCCTGACAGCGACAGCCCCAACCATTTGGCGGGTAATACTTCGACCAGAACGGGTCGTCGGCGGGCAGCGTAATGCCGTCGAGTGCCGCATGGTCGGGACGCACGCGGGAGTCCTGCGCCGTGCGGTACTGGAGGAAATAGCGGTCGGTGTCCTTGGAAAGGTCTGCCCACTTTACCGCCATGAGCGAAGAACCGAGGGCGTGCTTATACTCGGCGTTAAGCCAGTTCACGTTGTAGTTCTGGTTAATCTGCTGCACGTCTTTGCGGAAGTCGTCGAACGGCTTCACGTTCCCTTTATCATCAAGCATGGAAAGACCCACCTCGCGGAGGGCGTGGAACGTCTTAAAGCCTGAGAAAATAAAGCCGTTGTTTTCGAGCGCGTAGCGGAGAGTTTCGGGCACGTCGTGAGGTACGGACGTTTCGACCGCGCGGTTAATTATCTGCGTGGTCGCGTCGATAACCTTTCGGGCGCGTGGGTCGGTGAGCTGTGAGGCATCGAAGCCGCCCGCATCGTACACCATTTTAGCGGCATCGTCGAAGACGGCAGGGTCGAACGTCGGCACGTCGTCGTCCTCGCCCTTGGCCAGCTGGAGGGTGTCGCCCTCATAGTAGAGCTGGAGCAAAGCAGAGTGAAACGCCCCGTAAGAGCTGCGCAGGTCTGCGGCCTGCGCGGGGCTTACTGGAAAAAAGAGTTAAGCGCGTCGGGCTGTGTCTTCGCCTCGCGCTCGCCCGTGATACCGACGTTGTACTTGTCGATGAAATACTGGGGATCAATCTTATAGTATTCGAGCAAAACGCGCTCTATCTCTCTTTGCTCGGCAGGCGTGAAGCTGGCCGCGTCGTCCCACTCGTAGCGCAAGCCAGCCACGGGAAAGCCGTGCATGAGCATGAACGGCAGCAGCTTGTCGTTGATGTTGTAGGCAAGCATGGTCTTGTCGTCCTCGACCACATTCTCGAAAACTTCGAGGTGGGTTTCAGACTGTGAAAGGCTGCTACCGCTGTCTATGGTCATGGTCTGGTTAAGAATACCCTTTGACATCTCGGAGTTACAGCGGTCTATACGTTTGTCGAAGACGTTGTAAGCATCGCCGCGGCTGCTTTCCTTTATCTCTATGTCAGTGCCGTCAGGAAACAAGCCCCAAAAGGCGGAGCCCATGTTTTCGAGCGCGTCTTCTATCTTTTTGCGCTCGTTGTCGTCGGTGGTGGTGGCCTTGGCTATACGCATAGGCGCGCCGAATATCTCGCCGAACATATCCCAAAAGCCCAACATATTGCGTTTGCTGATACACTGGGGCGAACAGGCAAGCAAGAGGCCGAGGTCGGTCTTACTGCCAGCCTCTAAACACCACTGCGAGAACTCGCCATCGCGGTAAGGAATACCGCTGTGCCAGTCTTCGCCCACCGTTTTGAGGAGGACGCCATGCTCAGGACAAACGTGTTTGCGCGGTACCAGTTCCACGTCCTCGAAGCGCATATCGTAGCCCGTGCCTATGACATCGCCGAACTGTATGAGGGAATGACCCCAATAACGTGAGGACAAAACGTGGGTGCAATAGTCGTCGAACCACTCTTTGCGTAGCAGGTCGGTGGCCTTTTCGTCTTCCTTTCCATCCTTGCCCACAAGTCGGTATTTGTTGCGCTTCACCATGCCCACGCGCTGGGAGATACAGCCCTGCAAATGCAGGTCTATGAGGTTGTCGGTGTAAATGTCGTAAAGCAAGCAACGCTGCGGGTTATCCACATTAATGGCCGCCTGCCATGCCTGACGCCACATACCCACGTCCTTTTTTGTGAGCGCGTCGGTCTGCTGGAGCAGCTGGGCTGTGAGCTTCATGCCCTGCTTAGAGCGCGCGAACTTGGCCAGCCTCTGCATATCGTAGCGGCTATACACCTGCCCGCCCGTAACGGCGGCGTAGGCTGTTTTAAGTCTGTTTAAAATATCCATTACTATGATGCTGTTTAATAAAGTGTTTAACGCCGTTTAATAAGCCGTGAAAAGCCCATTAAACGGCGTTTAATCTGTTTACTACCATGTTGGGCGCGTCTTCTTCTGACTTCCCCACCTTACAGGGTTTGCCGCGTCGGTGTCGCCGTCCTCGCTCACGTATGTGGGGAAGTTGGGCGAAGCCTTGGAGGCTTGCACGTCGCGCAACCATTTGATGCTCTCGTTATAAAGGCTCTCACGCCGTTCTATGCCCATGTTTTGCGGCAGGCGGTGAACCATGAGCCACAGGGCTATATTAACGCAACACTGCACCAGCTGGGGGTTGCGGTCTTCGCCCGTCTGGCGAAAGGCGCGCGCCATGTCGTAGCGGCCACGGGTGTAGCTGCTTATTTGTTCCTGCGCCGCGCGCTCGGCAGTGAGGCGGAGGTCGGTGTTGGCCTGCAACGTCTCGAACTCGAAGTCGTCGCAAACGGCCTTGTAGTCGTCATCGTTTAGAAACATCGCGCTTTCGGATATTGAGGAAACAACGGCGGCACTCACTCTTTGGCAGCGGCTGGGGCACAGCCTCGAACATGGCAATGCTTCGCGCCTTTTCGGCGGTGAAGCCCTTGCCAAATCGGTGCTGGCGTATCAGCTTCTTAACGCCCTGCATGGAAATCACGCGGGGACGGCCACCCCAAACAAGAACCAAGAACTTACGGCGGTGCAGGTTTGCATCGCGCTGAGCCTTACGAATGGCTCGACGTGCCCTAAAGTCGAAGACCACGGCACGAAAGAAATGCTTTAACTTTTTCATGTCTTTACCACATTATGTTTTTAGCCGACCGACGTTTGCCGAAAGACGGCGTGAATTTAGAAATGCTCGAATGTTTTTGCAGCAGGAAGATAGCACCCTCGTCAGCGTCGGGGGCATCATCGTGGCCGCGCATACCCTTTTGAAATGCCAGCGTGAAGTCGACGGCGCGCACCATGTCGGGGTCGTCCTTTTGCTGCTCATCGTAGAAGACGAAGCCA